TTGGAGGACCGTAATATCCGAATGGTAAGAGAACCGGGTCTGTAGCGCCAGCCTCGACATCTGCATTCATATCAATTCTGATGTATTTGGAATTATTGTCATAATCGCCATACTCTTTTAGTTGCTTGTTTGTGGTGTCCCATTCTTGATATTTATCACCGATCAATTTTGCAACATAATTTGGAGAAGATGGATCCAAATTACAGTTATCGAATCTTTCGAGTATCTCTGGGTTCTGATCGGTATCTGTAATTTTACGAATAAGAACCGAGAAGCTGCCGTATTCATTTGTTGTTGTATTCGTTTGCTTGATATTGGAAATGGATACCTTTGCATTCTTGTGTAACCAAGAGCCATGACCTCTTCCAATAAAGCGGAAAAGCTTTTTGGCATTATTAGGGTTAAAGTCGGCAGGAGTACCCAAGTCTTGACCAATGAACCAACCAGCAATTGCTTCTTGTGAAGGTGCTGACTTCATATCGTGTGGACCAGTGCTTGCAGAGGAGCCACTTCCAATAGCGCCGATAAAAGCAACTAAGTTGCCGGAAGTCAATTCAGCATCGCGAGCTTCTTGCTCGAATGTTTCTCCAAGCCAATAGTCCTCTGCGGAAGCAGAAGGATAGAATGCGCCCTGCGTAGAAGTCAATTGTGGGTTAGTTGACAAGACTTTTCTGATATAATATTCGTCAGAATCTTCATCCATACTAATTGTAAATATTTTTTCTCCGTTAAGGGCACCGTTGACAACTAACTTAAATCTTCCGTTAGTATCACTTTCAACAAGGCAAGAAGAGCCTTTTACTTGGTCACCAGCGCCAAAAGAAGTGGTTTCGTGACCGGCTAAAGAGCCAGAAAGCATCACAGAGCCAGAGCCAACATATATGATAGCTGATAATTGAGCAGCACCAGTTCCGTCAGCGGTCATGATTCCGCTAGAAGACGATTTGGCAATCCATAAACCAAACGCACCACCTGCAGCCACTCCGTTAATTGGATTAGTAGCAGCACCGGCATTTGTTACGGTATGCCAGCCAGAGGCGGCATCGCCAGCGGCAGCGGAACCAACGGATGTTTGCTGGCCTAGAAGGCGAATATACGTTAAAGGAGCGACATTTGATCTCAGGAACGCTTTTGCAGCGTAAGTTCCGTACATTGGAGACTGAAAGTTACCATCGCGGTAGATGTCCCCACCACCGTTTCCAGGCACGGTATCGCCAAACATTTCGACAAATTCTGAGTAAGAACCGACTTTGACCGGCTGCATCGCCAATCCTCGCGTTGCGCGTCCAATAACGACGGGACCGATAGCATCGGCTTCACGCGGAATGAAGGAGTTATCAATTTCATTAATGAAAACCCCCGGAGAAACAAATTTAAAATCACTGACTGGCATTATTCAAGGCTCCTTGTATACAACACATTCGTTGTTTAATAATCATATTTAAATAGTAGTTTACCATACGAAAGGTATTTTTTCAATTCAGGAAGTGATATTAAAGAACCCTTCTTCATCTTCTTTAACAATTCCTTCCATTGGAAATGTTATTTCAACAAAATTCTCGTCAACTTTGACTATTTGTCTATCGTCGTTCTCGCCTTCCCCGATTAAATAGCCCAAAACTCTTATAGAAATCTCGGTTGTATACATGCGACTGTCTTCATTAAGATTCGAGGCATTATTATTTTGTGTAAAACCCTGCTCTATAAAAGCTTCATATTTGTGTCCATCTCTTCTTAAAATAAAAGAATTTATTTGTCCTGTTCTTGCAATGAACGGCGTAACAATATCATTCATTTGTTGCTGGTATTCTGTTTTAATTAAAATCTTGTATTCTACGTTAATGTAGACAGGGATCGGTATAGACAAAGTCTGTATGACTATTTTCTTATTGACTCTCGGATAATGACGTTGTGTTTCTCCTGAAGTAAAACTCGAACGTCGCGTATTTCCGACCACAGCAAAGTTTCTTGTCTTGTCTTGGACTATTTTTTTAGCCAATACCATGCGTCCAGAGCGGCCATTCTTCTTCGAAGAGAACAAATGCGCCTGAAACGATCCCTTTCTGGCAGGATCTTTAATTATATTTGTTCTTTCGATACTGATCAGCGGTAACTTAAAAGCACCGTCAGAATCTCTGAGATCTCTATCATTTTTTATCTGAAATGCACGCTCTGGAGACTGCCATAAGACAGGAATTTTTGTCCACCCTTCATTAGTCCTGGCGCTTAAATCTAAATCCTCCTTGAGCCATTCTACGATGGAGTAATCAATGGTTTCTATGCTAGACGCAAGCATCCCAATCTCAGAAAGCTTGAAATTGGTGCCGGGAGGCAACATCGCAAAATCAAAATTATCAGGTAGCATCGAACATCCCCTTTCTGGCTCTTCTACATCTGGCGACTATTTCAAACTCTTGATCTTCTTGTCCAAATAATAGTTTTGGCTCACTTAAAGTTACTATCTCGTGGTAATTGCCATTATATAGGACAAAATCGCCTTCACGGACATACATGTTTTGGTCTTCTTCTAGCCTTCTTTTGTGAAAATGCACATTAATTTCCCAAATCTTATCAATACCTGCGCCTTCCATATACTCGGTAGAGTAGTTGGTATACTCTACAAGGGCATAAACGCGAACTGGTGGCAGAAAAGTTTTTTCTATTGCTTCTCCGTATAAAGGGTGAAAATTAGTTGTCTCCAAATCGATTGAATAATAGACAATTTGTTGTCCAATTATTTTTTCTATCAACTCATCATTGACTTGTTTTACTAAATCTCGCTCTTTCTTCCCTAAAAATAAAGGAGGAGGAGGCGCGGCTGGTCTAGTCCATTTATTTTTTGGCATTTATTATATTATCCTACAAATATTGGTAAAGGCGACTGTTTGAGTGCTTGTGCTGCAGCCTCTGTAACTTCTGCATCAGCTTTAGCCAACTCGTTGTAATTGATTCTATCTATAATCTCCCTTAATTTATCTTTAAGTTGCTGTTGTTCTTCTTTGGCTTGTGAAAGCAATTCTGAATGGTTCAAGGTGACACTTTCACCCGGAATGGGCATTGTCGTAAATTTACCTCTGATTTGACCTAACATTTCTTTGCATAACGCTAGCGCATATTTACGGATCCATTGCTTGCCAATGGCGTTAATATTCTCATATGGAAGATTATCAAATGGTAAGGTATTAAAGTTGTTGATTCCTCTATTGCCTTCATTATATCTATCATTATCTTCCCATGCATCTCCTTGGTCAACATAGAATTGCACCCAAATGCGGTCTTGTAGACCGTCTAGCCCGTGATTCCCTGGGCTTGGGAACAATCGCAACATGTTATCCTTTAATTCATAAGAATAATGGGAGGTTCTTGTATATATCGAATCCTCATACATTATTGCCTGCAATTTGTTCTGCCAAGTTGGTATAACTTCAAATGTAGAGTCATCAGCAAACTGGCCATATGTTGAATAATTACCAACAATTCCTACTCCACCATAATACCCATAAAAACGCCACATTGCCCTAGGAGACATATAGAAAACTCTAGTTATGATAACCCTGCTATTTCCTACTTTACCGCTGAAATCAACAGCAGTACCGCCATCATCTAAGCCCGTATGGGAAGCTCCAGAAATAATATTTTGAAGGTCATAATCCTGTACGTTTTTGGTTGGGGCAAAAGAAGCGGAATATATAGCGGTAGTCCCGCCAAATCCGGCCGCAGTCGCAACAGCATCACCAATTTTTCTAGCATATTGGAATTGAAATTTTGGATATCTTAAGTTAACATTTGAAGGTCCGGTTACCATTTCGCCTTTATGGTCAAAAGTACCTGTTGTTTGTCCCAAAACATCTGATAATATATTTTCACTTTGATGCAGGTTAACAATATATGAATATTCTAAGCATGCTTCTTGATAAGCAGCGTATACATTGGAAGGTGTCAATTCAATATCGACAACATCTCCACCTAATTTTTTATAAACGTAATTAACCTGTGTCGCAGCACCAGTTAAAAACTCTAATGATCCTGTGTACGATCCATATGGCACTGCTGCGGCAACATCTGCGGCAGATCCGGTGGAAGTTAAAATAATTGTGCTTGTTTGTGACACCGGGGTGATTTCTGGCATTGACAAAGATTCCTATATGTAGATCATGCTTGTGTTAAGCTGTTCATAAATTAGATATTAGCTAGTGACATAGCGAACAGTAGGAGGGGTGCCGGGTGCCGATGTGCTTGCTTCACTAGCAGCCGTCACACACCAATGACTGAAACCACTACTAAATGCTATTCCCTCTGGGAATGCATAGCTCCTCTTTGAAGAGGCTGGACACATGAACACAAATGATGCTGCAGTTGTCCCAGCCGTTGCGCTAGTGGCATCGGCCATCTTAAAGAAGACAGTGGATGCAAGTCCTGTATTATCAATCTCCACCATATATAAAGTGCCCGATGCGCCTGTTGTATTTTCAACAGCCGTATTTGATACTGATGTATCCTGAACCAATTTGGTCGCTAGCGGGTTGCTTTGATTGCTGACTGTAACTGCCATAGCTTAATATCCTCCGTTTGTTATAAATAGTGCCTCACGGCTAGTTTCGTAACTTATAAATAAAAAAACCCCCACCTAGAAGGTGGGAGTTGGCAAACAAGTACTTTATTAATTACTCAGCGCTTGGTTTTTTTGCCGGCTTGCGACGAGGCTTTGTAACCTCTTTCTTTTTCTGAGGAGCAGGCGCAGCTTCCACAGCACCTTGTTCTTCAGATTGTCGCCTAGCCTTTTTAATTGCTCTATATGAATTTCTCACTTTTTATACTCCTTAAGATTAAGACATCGTGTTAGAAAGGGAACCACTCACAACATCGTTAAACTTTTCAAAGCCATACAGTCTGAGGATAAATTTACCAGCCGTATAAGCTGCGCCGGCGGATCCGCCCTGTGCACCGGAGTGAACCAAATAGATATACATGTTGTCAATATCCGTATCAACATCAAACGTTTGGTCCATTCCGACTGACTGAGATTGTGGCACAATCAATTGAGCGGTAGTTCCAAGGGTCATAAGCTCATCGCTACCACTAGCATTTGAGCCATACCAGACACCAATGGCTGGTCCACCACCGGCTGGTGCTTCGACACAAATTAACTCACCAGAGGTAATGATACCATTTCCATCTGCTGCACTAGCAGTTGCATTGATAAGGCAAATTGCCGCACTGTCGTGAGGCTCTGCAGATGAACTCTGCC